GTATCCGTGGATAAGGAACATCAGGCTTCCCATGATATTAATTACATTCGCCAAATAGTTATGAACCCTGCAACGTTTAATCGCAACTACTCTGTTCCTTTTTCGCCAAGGCTTACTCACCCGCCTATTCAACCTGGTCTACCAGGCTTCTGTCATTACTCCTTTCCTGAATCAGTTATTATTATTTCGTTTTTTAATTTCTTCATAGTCCACAATCCCTCTCAATATCCCGTTTCGGGCAGCTCATCGGACTGGACTTGCAGGCACTATTGATCCTGACCCATATCTTGGTGCAGATATAAATGCTCGGCTTTTTGTACTGGTCCGTGACCAGATGTCGGTACTCGCACTCTGCACACTTCGGTATATCAATCCTGTTATTCCTGCATCCCTGTGTAACCTTGCTGGACAATTTACGGCTGCGTACAAAATATGCGACCGTTGTGGGCTCAACATAGATCTGCTCCTCTTCTGCCATGTGGTCAGAAATGTCGGCGAAGGTACAGCCTGCATCCAGCAGCTCTTCTACCCTGTCACGGTAGCTATCAAGCATACATCCTCGCTTTCGTCCACTCATCTAACCACTTCCCTTCTAAGTAATCTTTTCTTCTAAGAATTTTGCTGCATCCTTAAAACCATGAGTTCTCAATTCTTTAATTACACGATCTATGTTTGCCATATGATACTGTGAATTGTTCTCATCATGTGAATCTGCACAAGCATTTATCACTGCTGTATTCAAATCCATTCCTAACCGCTCATTAAGATACACTGCGTAATCTGTAAGTGTTACATAATGTTCCCCGATATAATCAAGATCAGTTGCATCTTTAACGGCTTTATCAAAATGTGCTTTAAACTCTTTCATGCGTTTCTTTCCAAATCCGTATTCTTCATGAAGCACCAGTGCTGTGACCGTAAGCACGGTGTTGTATAAATTCTCCGACAATGTATCCCAGAACTCTCGTATTTGTGATGCTGTAAACTTCATCGGTGCTTTTAAAACATTCCGAATTCGAATATCTTCTTTTAACCCTTCTACTCCCTTTTTTGATACGATATTGCTTGCATAAATCATTCCTTGCATACGCAATTCATAATCTTTATCCATTTTTGCCAATGTTCTCTCTTGCCCTCCTATCGACATCATTTATATGTGCCAAAATCAACTGCTTTGCATATTCTGAAAATGGCACGTTTTTGTATTTCTTATAAAGCCTATCCGCTGACTGTATCAATTTTTCAAACCATTCCTCATTGTTATCAGCTTCATAATATTGCTGACGAAACTTATAATAATCTTGAAAAACCAGCCACTCGTCGGAACCCTTTTCAAGTCGTTTCTGCATTTCTACCAGTCCTCTCCAAAAGGTGTATCATTATTTCCGACTTCTTCGAAATCTGTACCTCGCTCGACGTTTTTTACAAACGACAGAAATTTTTCAAAAGATTCATGACGTTCTTCAAACTTCATGTACTCTCCATCAAACTTAAGCCCTTCTTTCATGCTTTCGCCCTGTCGCTGCTTTTCAACCTTAAGACCCTTGTATTTTTTGTCCTCCGAAACATTCCACAAAAGAATAATGTTAGATGCGTCCTGCTCAATATCTCCTGATTCCCTCAACTCTGACATTGTAGGCTCTTTGGTTTCTCTCTGTTCAGAAACACGATTTAACTGCGAAAGCATAATAACCGGGACCCCTAAGTCTCGTGCCAATGCCTTAGAATCTTTTGAAATTTGTCCTACTTCGCTTGCTCTGTTTCCGTAATATCTATCTGATTTGATTAGTTGTAAATAATCAATTACAATAGCATCAAACATTTGGTGACGGCTTTCTGCCTTAATTTCTCCGATCGACTTTGAGCCAGTGGAAATTATCACATCATATCTGGACATTTCTTCATTTGCTTTGTTAAATGCTTCTTTCTCACCACCAAGAAATGATTTTGCTCTGCGAACTCTTGTAAGGCTTAATTCTGCAAGCCTTGAAACAAAACGCTCATATA